ATGACCTCGACGTTCTCGTCTCGGCGGATATCCTGACCCGTAGTGAGTACGGTGTGACCAAGGGTAGGATAGATGACCTTGGCGTTGATGAGTTTGTCTTTCATGTCTATTGTATTTGTGGCTCGCTCAACGAGCCGGGAGATGTAGCTCGTTCATAATGTACTCTTTGGCTTTGGCGCGGCATTCCTCCATGTCGTTCCATGTGGGGAAACCAACTCCGGGATTTGGCCCTTCCCATTGGGCTTGGAACAAATCATTGCCGTGAGAGTGACGAACGAAACGAATGCGAATAGTCCGAGCGATGTCTTCTCGTGTCATGGTCTATTGAATTGAATGATGACGCAATGTACAACTAATATTTGAACTGTGCAAATGATTTGCAATATTTATTTTAGGAAACTCTTCCTGATACGCTCCATCTTGGCTTGGTTCGCAACCAAAACCCTGTACCAAGGCACAAGCCGAAGCAACGTGGATACAACCCACATCTGTGCAGTCGTCATCTCAAGGGTGATGGTCGTCAGGTCTTTGTGCCAATGCCACTTGCCTGATTTCAATTGGCTGAAGAACATTCTCTCTTTCGTCATCGTGCAAATACTTTGATGGTGACGCACATATTGCGCTTTTGCGTGACCTCACACCTGACAAACGATTGTTGAATGTGTCCGTTCTCGTCCTCGTCAGGCTCGAAGACGCAGTCAGGATACTGACTGATGAACTGCTCAAGCTGATGCTCCTCGTTGGCCTCAAGACCGCTCACGTCGCCGTTGATGAGGGGAGCAACCAAGTGGTAGCCGATGTCGCACCTGTCGTTTGCCACTCGCGTTATCTGTACCTCGCGACCAATAGGCCACCGCAGTCTCCATCGCTTTGGCCAACGGCTTGAGGGTATCTCCTCAATCGTCATGGCCGTCATGTGGTTGTCCCACATGGTCTTGGCTTGTTCGAACGCGTCCTCCTTGGTCTCAAAGGAGGCGATGAGGGTAGTGTCGCTACCCTTGGGCGATGCCGCCCATCCAGTGATAAGATATCTCATGAGTAGCGCAACCAATATGCCGCGACGAATGCGAACGTGAGAAGGGAGAACATGAGACCCACAGCAGGGTCGTATGTCAGGAGGTAGAAGATGCCGATAGTCAGCAATACGGTGATGCAGAAATAAATGTGTGTCATTTGTTGAGGACGATTTTTGCCGCTTCGAGCAAGGGTGAATCAGAGACGAGTTGGCCAATGTGAAAGCACATCTCGTGACTGCTCGTCAACGAGCAGTTGTCATTGTCTACCCTACGAACACGGATGTGGGTAGAGTCCAACCTGTGGTAGCGCGATACCTCTTGGCGGCTAATCACAGGTGAGGCATGACCCTGCAATGGGCCGTACTCGGTGACCAGTACTGCGGTCAAGTCAGTATGCCCGGAAGAGGTCGGGGCAAGGAGGGCGGTGGGCTGTATCTCAAACATAGTGCAATGTACGAATAATGTTTTATCTGTGCAAGTGAATTAGCATTTAATTTAAAGGTGCATATTACTGATGATGAACCGAACGCCGCTCGGGATGCGGGACACAGGTTCAATGAGGTGGACAATGCCGCCGCCCTCGACGTCGATGACGGAGTCAGTCTCGAAGGCAACGCAAACCGCATTTTCCAAGTCGTTGAGGTGAATGCCTGTGGTCAACGAAAGCATGGCCATGCGGGCCGTCGTTGTCTCAGGGTCGTGTGCGCTGAAGCTGACGACCAAGTGGTTCCAATTTATTTTGCTCATATCGAATGTCTTCTACCCCCAAGACCCCCCTGCGGTGAGCAGGGAGGCGAGGGGCCGCTCGTCAACGAGCAGTTCAGAACGTGATGGAGTGCATCAACTCCGTGTCCGATATCACGCCCGCCTCCTGTAGGAAGGCCATGGTGTTGTTCAACGGGATGCCCACTCCCAACCCGTCCGTGATGAACTTGTTGGCGAGCATCAGTCGCTCGGACTCAGACAAGCCCTCGAACTTACTGCGGCAAGCATCCAACGCCCGCTGATGTGCGTCCTCAGGACGGGGCATCATCGGAGCATCCGACTTTGCCTTTTGCTCAAGGTAGGCGGCCCGCTTGCCCTTGAAGTATGCAAGGCTCTCCCTGCAACGCTCGAGGGAGTAGCGTGAGTGGTCCACAAGGGCGAACTCCTTCGCCTGTTTTGCGAGGGCCAATTGGTCCTCCCAGAACTCTACCTTCCCTTGGTAGCCGTCATTGTTTCTCTTGTTGCGCTTCATAGCATTGTGTTTGTTAATGGGTTGCACCACCAAAACCCCGCAACCCGAAGGTTGCGAGGCAGGGGCCGCTCGTTGACGAGCAGTTACGCAGGCTCGGTGGTCATCCATGAAGTGACATGGGCCATCAGCTCCTCGTCCTTGACAGGGCGGATGGCCGCCGCCGCCTTGGTCATGCCGGACGCAAGGAGAGCCTCACGCAGGATGGCGAGACCGACGATGATGTCCTCCTCCTCAGCCTCAGTCTCGATGACTCGTCCGGGAGTGATGCGAACAGCCTGTGGGCAAGCTCCGCTCACTTGGAATTGACCAACGTACTTGCCGCTCGTTGACGAGCGCGTATCGCCCGCTTCCACCTTCTCGCCATCAGCCGAATCAGCGCAAGCCTTGCAGTAGTCGATGAACCGCTCGACACTTGGGTCTTGCTTCTTCTCCTGCTCAGCCAACTTGTACGCCTCGACCAACTCAGGGGTGGCACTCTTCGCCGCCTGAATCAGCTTGTTCATCCATGACCGGCTCATGCCATTGGTGAGGTGGGGAACAGCTTGGTCCCATCCATTGGGCAAGTCAGGGTTAGCCTTGAACTGCTCCTTCAGCGTCTCCTTCCAAGCCTCTGAGACCTGCGGCAATTTCTCGCCGAGGGCAAGTGACCTGTCGAAAGCCTCAGCCTTTAGCTTGCCAATCTTGTCGACAGCAGTGGTGATGGTGTTGGTGGTGAAACCTCCGCCGAACTTGTAGTTGGTAGCGGTCGGCGCGTCCGCTTGGGGGGTGTTTGTATTTTGCATAGCACAAGTGTACGACAACATTTCTAATCTCACAAGACAGAAGTGATATTTAATAGCCAACGGGTGTGAACCGACCACGGAGCGCGTCAACAGGGCGAGACACACAAGGTGCTCGTCAACGAGCAGTGCAGGACTACAGGCGAGACGTTACAGGTGAGCGGGACAAGGGGTGGGGTAAAGCGGACCCTCCCCATGTCTCTTCGGGGGATGCGTGGATGGGGTGGGGGGATGCCATTCGTTACAGGCAGGGGACGGGAGGTGGTCGTTCGACGAGCGCGGGTGGTGGTGCTCGTCAACGAGCGGAGGTGGCGGTGGTGGTACGCCCACAGAAAACGCCAAACAATCCGGATGCGGAATCCAAAACATGACCCCCCCCTATCGAAAAAAGTTGACTTCAGATTTGGGCTGGCCTACGTCAAACGCTATAGAACCCAAACACTACGTACACCTACTTAAAAAACTCTACCTTTTTATTGCAAGCAGACAAGTGCGAGCAATTTGGTTAAGGTGGAGCACCTCGGAAAAGTCCGGGGTGTTCTTGTTTGTGTCGGAAATCGACACACCCGGTGTCATCTTTTAAATGTTTGTGTCGGTCTAAGTAACTGGTTTTCAGTTTGAGTGTCGGAAATGTCGGTTATTTTTCTTCTGCAAGGGAAAGTAACTCTCTCTCTCTCTCTCTCTCTCTCTCTCTATAGGGGGACTTGAAATCGACATTCCGACATAGTACCTTCGTTGGACTATGAATGAAATACCTAAAGACCTTCACTTCGAAGGCGACAAGCTCATCCGTGGCATTGAGCAGTTATCCAAGGCGGTAAAGTCCACGCTTGGCCCGAGCGGCCAGACGGTACTTATCGAGAGTCCTCACCACACCCATGGCATTACAGTTACCAAGGACGGTGTTACTGTGGCTAAGGCTGTGGACTTGCTTGACCCTGTCGAGAACTTAGCTGTCCGCATGATGAAGGAGGCTGCTGACCGGACGGCCAGTGAGGCGGGTGATGGTACTACTACGAGCATTGTTTTGGCTGAGGCTTTGGTCAAGGGTGGTATTGCTAAGCTGGACGACGCCAACAAGACGGATGTATTGCGCGAGTTGGTCGAGCTTACTCGCGGTGTTGTTGCGGACATTGACAGTCGCAGTCGTCGTTTAACTAAGAAGCACGTTCGCAACGTAGCTACTATCAGCGCCAACAACGACAGGGCTATTGGGAAGTTGATTGCTGACGTATATGGCAAGGTGGGCAAAGACGGTGTTGTCACTGTCGAGAAGAGCATGACCAGCGACACCGGCTTCAACGTCACCCACGGGCTCAAGCTCGACCGTGGTTATTCGAGCGAGTTGTTTGTCAACGACCAGAGTCGTGACGAGTGCGTCTTAGAGGACTGCCACGTTATGGTTTGCGACAGTGAGATAAACAACGTCTTGGCTATCGAGAACGTCTTGGGTCCTATCATCCGTGAGGGCAAGCGTCTTCTCATCGTTGCTCCGTGCAGCACTCACGTCATCAACACCCTTGCTGCCAATGTGGTCAAGAAGGGATTAAAGGTCTGCGTTGTTCCTCCTCCCAATTTCGGGTATAAGCAGCACGAGCTTATGCAAGACTTGGCGGTTATTGTTGGTGCCACGTACTACAGTGAGAAGACGGGCGACGACTTAAGCCTTATGGACCTTGGCGACTTGGGTTTTGCGGACCGCATTGTTGTGGGTCGTGGCGAGACAATCATCGTCAAGGAGGCTCGCGAGGACGGCGTCGACGAGCGCATTGCTGAGCTTCACGAGGCTCATAAGCTTGCCCAGCGCAAGGGAGACAAAGACTTCATCCATCAACGCATCGCGGGCCTCACCGGCGGCATTGGCGTCATTGAGGTCGGTGGCCATACTGACTTGGAGCAGAAGGAGCTATACGACCGTGTCGACGATGCTGTGTGCGCTGTCCGCGCTGCTATGCAGGACGGCGTCGTTCCCGGCGCTGGCGTCACGCTGTACAACATCAGCTCTACCCTTTCTGGCGGCATTGCTTCCGACATCCTTTGCGCGGCTCTTCGCGCCCCCATGGACCAAATCATGACCAACGCTGGTGTCGACTACGACTACAGTATGACTGACGACGGCTTTGGTTTCGATGTTAAGAGCGGCGAGTACGGCGACCTTATGGAGATGGGCATCATCGACCCGGCTCGCGTGACCAAGACGGCATTGCAAAACGCTGTCAGCGTTGCCGTCACCATCCTCAGCACTCGGGCCATCATTACTCTCGCACGGGCATGAGGGAATATATAGAGAGGTGGCTGGAGCCTTTAGGCGCTAATACCCTTTTCGCCGACGGTTTTGACGAAGCCATCATCGGCATCACGGAGGTTGACGAGGGTTGGCGGACGTGTTACGATACGGGCCGCATCATGGAGCTGCTCGTCAACGAGCACGGTATGAGTGAGGTTGAGGCGATGGAGTATTTCGATTTTAATATTGCGGGCGCCTATGTGGGTCCGCTGACACCAATTTTTATTCAATGCGTCCTATAGGAAAATACATTATCCTCGACGAGGTCAAGGAGGAGGTGACCACCGAGAGTGGCCTTTTGCTCAGCGCCGAAGACAAGAACCAGCTCCGCTACGGTCGTGGCATTGTTGTGGCTTCGGGCACCGACGTAGGCACCATCGTCTCTGGCGACGACCTGTACTACGACAAGCGTGCCAGCTACACCATGCTCATCGACGGCACTGCGCGCACCATTATTTCTGAGCGCGACGTCGTCGTTGTCTTGTGAACTCATTTATCTCCATCATGGCATTTCGGTAGACCTTATCGGTATACTTCACGTTGCGCTTAAAGGATGGGTTCTTTTGGTCATCGGTAGGGAACTCCTTGCCGTCTATCAGTGCGTACATATATCCTATCACGCGCTTGGCTTTGTATGTCAGGTTGTATACGCCGAGTCTTGACTTTGACTCTACGGATACTTTCTCTACCCAACCATTCCTTCTCAATCGTTCAAAGCGGTCTTTATCCCATGAGAAGACCTTGTCAAATTCCGAGAATTTGGCTTTAGTAAAGTATGGCTCATCGTATAGGAAGATGAGCATCTCTAGGTCGGCGTTGGTTATCCCATACTTACCCCTTATGAAGTATCGTATGACGCGCCAGTACTTTAAATAGTTCATTGTAATTTGCTGTCACAAGATATTTGATATGCCACGAATCACAACCACTAAGTCTCAAGAGGACGGTGTCAAGAGGAAGACTAGGACCATGACCACTAAGTCTGGGGCTACAGTAACCCGCACCAAAACGAAGAGCAAGCTTGGCAAGACTAAGTCTCAGTCTAAGTCCACTACTTCTTCGAGCGCAAAAAACGGTCGCGTCTCTTCTAGGACCACTACCAACTATCGGACAAAGTCCAAGAAGGGTAAGGGTTCTGCTGCGAAGAGCAAGGGCACTAAGGTTGTTGTCAAGAAGAGCGGTATGGGAGACGGGTTTACTGGAAATACTGATTCTGGCAAGAGGAAGTCTAGAGCGAGTATTACGAGCAAAAAGGCCAGAAGCCGGTACTGATGACCCGCGAAGAGTTTTCATATAAGATGGTGTGCTTCGGAATTGCCGGGGCCATCATCTGTATGATTATCCATAAGTTTACTCATGGCTAAGAACAAGATTTGCCCAGCGGGCAAGGCCGCCGCAATGAGGAAGTACAAGAAGTGGAGTGCTTATGCCGCTATGTATGCGAGCCGGTATTGCAAGGACAAAAATTTTGACAGGAAATAATGGCAAGTAAAGGATATGGCAAGCCGTGTACGGCTAAGGTGAAGGCTAAGGTTATGGAGCCCCGCAAGCCTAAGAAAAAGTAATGGGCGAGCTCAAGAAGTGGCGCGACGAGAAGTGGGTGCGCATCGGTTTGGATGGCAGCATCAAGGGCGAGTGCGGCACGAGCAAGAACAAGAAGAGCCCAGATAGGTGCCTGCCCCTGTCTAAGGCCAAGAGTTTAAGCAAGGCTCAGCGTGCTGCTACGGCGCGTAAGAAGAAGGCTGGGAAGAAGCAGTTCGTTTCTAATACTCCTGCGGCAAGAGTTAGTCGCAAATAATTATCTTTGGATATGACAGTTCAAGAAAAGAAAGAGTATCGTCGGTCTTTGCGCGATTGGCGCAAGGCAGTCATCCAAGCTAAAGAAGACGGTGTTGAGGCTCCGTCTCGCCCTCGTCGTGCTTCCAAGTAAGCTCATTCGGTTCCTTAGCCGAAAGAGCGTCAAGCGCCTTGCCCGCTGGGTGATTCCGTATCTTGTAAAAAGAATAAAGCGTAATGCCTATTCCCGCAGGCACAAAATTTCACGGCGTCGCCGCGAGCGTTGACACCACCGATAGGGGTAGTGCTACCGTGCAGCCTTTGCGCGACGCGTATACCATTGAGGAGATTGCTTCTTCGGGCACTTCTGACGTGTATACGCTCAACTCTAGCACCGACGGCGACAACGTAGACTTGAACTTGGATGCTGTCAGCGGCCTCAACTCTACTGTCCAGCTCACGGCTGGTTCTGGTATCGGTCTCTCTCAGTCTGGCGGTAACAACGTCACCATTGACAATACGCTCAACAACGTTGGCGGCGTAGCTGTTTTGGAGCCTGAGTTTATGACTGTTGGTCCCGGCGGTTCATCTACTATTACTACGAGCAAAAATATTGTCGACTTGACTTGGGTCGGAGCTGCTGGCACCCACAATCTTACGTTGCCTTCTGCTGCTGCCATCCCGTATCGTTTTCTGCGTATCGTCAACGACGGCACTGTCACGGCACAGGACAAGGTCGATGTCTATGCTCCGGGTTCTGAGACCATTGACGGGCAGGCATCGTATAGGATTAACAAGGTGTATAATGGTATTGCTGTCTGGTCTGACGGCAACAACTGGATTGTCATCCAAGCAAAGAGTACGTAATGGGTAGGATTCCACGCAGGTTTATTGTGAAAAAGGCACGCGGTCGCCAGTACAAGGAGCGACAAAGTGCTCGTGTCGACCGTCGTCTTGGCGGCGACGGCACTGGTCATGGCGCCACTGTCAATCCTTTTACCAATAAATTCTTGAAGTCCCGCAGTCACCCTACGGTACAGAAGGAGGTGGATTGGTACAACTCTCCTCAGGGAGCTGACTTCAAGAGGGAGTATGAGTTGAAGAAGACTAACGCATTGGGTCGTCCCCGCAAGTATTTCAAATACAAGAAGCGCCGTGGCGAGTAAGAAAGACATGCCTTGCAACAAGCCTCGCCGGTCTACGAGCAAGGGCAAGAAGATGATGGTCAAGGCTTGTTCTGGTGGCAAGGAGAAGATTATCCATTTCGGAGCCAAGGGCTACGGTCATAACTACAGTCCTGCTGCGCGTAAGAGTTTCAAGGCACGACACAAATGTGATACGGCCAACGACAAGCTCACGGCTCGTTACTGGGCGTGCAAGAAGTTATGGGCTGGCAAGGGCGGAAGCAAGAAGGCGAGCCCTAGCGGTCGGAAAGGAAAGTATTAACTTAGTAGCTATGAAACAGGGATATAACTCTCGCCTCGATGAATCTCTCGGGGCCCGTCACGGAAAAAAGTCTCAGTCCATGAAGTCTCGTCGTAACGAGTCTAAGGGCGCAAGCAAGGCTTCCGGAAAGAACGCTTACGGTGGTGACCATTCTATGGAAGAGACTCGCCGCGTAAACAACGTTAAGTCTCACCTTTCAAGCTGCATTCGCAAGTGAAAGGTTTAGGCGACAGCATCGAGAAGGTCACCAAAGCCACCGGCATTAAGAAGGTGGTTGATACTGTGGCCAAGGCAACGGGTAAGGATTGCGGGTGCAACAAGCGTCGTGACACATTAAACCGAATGTTCCCATACGAATAATGGCATATCAGAAGTTACAAGTCGAGCGGGCCCTTGAGGTCATCGCCAGCGACACCATCAACATCCCTAACGTTGCGGGCGCCACACTTAGTGGCACTACTGATGGAACGGGCACTAACCAGCTTGTCGACTCAGCCCAAGACTTTACGGCGGGAAACATCAATGGTCTTGCTGGAAGTATCATTTACACGCCTACTACAGCTCATAAGGTAATCGGCGTAGTTGACGCCAATACCCTTTCTATTACTGGCACTATTGCTTCCAGTCAGGCTTACGTCATTTACTCTGACGCCAATACGGGGTGCGTCTTGTACAGCGGTGCTGGCGGAGACATCAAGGTTTTGACGGCGGGCAACGACGAGGTGACATTTACTGGTGTTGCTGCTGGCGCTTTCATTCCCGTTCAGGTTTTGCGCGTCTTTGCTACCCCTGCTCCTCCTGCCGGAATCATAGCCCTTTGGTAATATGTTTATTGCCATTGGTGATTCAGTAAACGGCGGCACTGGCACTGGCACTGGCACTGGTGGCGGTGGCGGCACTTCTCGCACGGCCCCTATTTTTCAGTATAAGCTTCGCCCTGAGGACCGTATTCCTAAGACTACAAGGTTTGTATTTACTTCACTGAGCACTTTCCCCTTTGAGGTTTATATCGGCGACGACACTTACGTGATTAACAGCTCCGCTGATACGATTGCTGTAAACGTTACCGACCCGAACCCTACTGATGTCAGCTTATCTGTTGGCGCTAAGGTCGAAATAGATTGGTCTAGAGGTGGCTCATTTGGGATAAACAAGGTCTTACGTATCGATAATCTTATAGTAGGGGGTTCTGAGTTCATCAATTACGAAGACCGAGACTTCTCTGATATCTCTACCCTTCCTGCTGAAATCTCATCGAGTTTAATCGGATGTTTTAGTGGCGCTACAGGATTGCCTTCTAACATCGGCTTATGGAAAGTTGACGGGGTAACCTTGTTCAACGACATGTTTGCGGGGGTACCGGAATCTGTTATGAGCGACACTTTCGGTCAGTGGAAGTTTGGTGACGGCGCTGATTTTGGCGCTAGTTCTTTCCCAAATCTTAGCGACGCGGACCTTGCGTCTTGCTTGGTTCAATGGGAAGCGAATGCAAACCAAGGGATTAATGTTGATGCTGCCGGACGACCTTTTGGTAGCGACCCTCGTGGCGGGGGTGCTATACGAGACTTAGACGAGACGGTATACCCTGCTGCTAAGACGGCCTACGACAATCTCATTGCTAACTCCAACTGGGACTTTGGAGACAGTATCAATTGGGTCTCATGAGCAAAGTATATCTCCCAGTTGAGCCTGTGGTCGACCTTACTGAGTTCCTTGCTATTTTGCCGAACGTCACTGACGAAGCGAATAAAGGAGGATACGTACCTTTCGAAAACCTCATCCCCCCCAGCTCTATTCAGCTTACTGAAGCTGAGGACGTAGCTGAAGGGTGGCCCGACCCTAACGCACCAGAAGAATAAGACATGCCTATACCTCCCGGAACAAAATTTCACGGCGTCGCTCCCGACGTCGAAACAGAGAACAAGGGGTCCGCGAGCCGCAATGCCAACCGTGACGTCTACACCATTGAGGAGTTTGGCGGCGGCGGCGGCGGCGGAATTTTTGAGACCGATATCCTGTACAACCTTACTAACGGACATACGTTCGGTCGCCTTTCTGGCAACGGAACCTACCCTGTTGGTGATAGTGGTGTAACGGTTGTCGATTTCATCCGCGACGTTCTCATTATGCAGAGCGCGACTTTCAGTGCCACTCCTATCCCTGCTTGGCAATACAACCTCACTAACATCGACATCAATGTTCAGTGGCAGTATACCGGTGGAGACAACGCGACTTTGGTTCGCCGCGTCAACGGTGGGGCTATCGAAGAGTTGCAGACGGGCATTGCTCCCGGCAGCGGAACTTTCTTGGATGAGACGCTGCCTACGTTCCCGGAGTTTGTCATCAACTACGTTTACTACTATCTGAACATCTTTGATGCTGAGGGCAATCAGCTCCTTCAGGACGTAGCTATTGCTACCCAGCAAGCGTATATGGTTCCTGCTGTCACGACAAGTGTTGAAGCCGACAACGACGGTCGCTCTCCCGACGAGACTGGACTTATCCGAGAGTGGGGTAATGACGCTAGTAGTATCGAAGGTGTAGCCACGAAGATGTCTACCTACGTTCCTATGACGGAGGTTCGCGTGTATCGCGGTGCTACTGAGCTTGCTTCAGCCACTGTTATTGGTGACCCTGCCAGCGAGACTTTAGCTGTTCCCGGAGATGCCCCTGCTAGTCCTACTACTGACTTTACGTATACGACGCAGGTTTCGGATACGCAGAGCGACAACGATGGTGACATCTATGCCAACATCAGTGCTGACCAGACGGTTTCTATGCGTCCTCCCATGATGTTTATCGCAAGCTCTTTGGATGGTTCTGGCGCTACTCCCGGTCAGGCTTTGTACAATTCTTACGCCTCGGCTACGGACGGCTACTTCCGTCTTTTCGCTGGCGAGTTTGCTGAGACGTTCTCTACTGTAGCTACCATGGCTGACGTAAGCAACTACGCTTGGATTCTCTATGACGATTCCCTTGGTGCTCCTGAGCTTCGTCAGGGCGGCCCTACAGGTCCTATCGTCAACTTTGACGACTTCGGCACTGAGACCATCACTAACGACTTTGGTGTGAGTGTAACCGTTCGCTTGCTCCGTTCACCCTTTACTGGTCCTTTCTCTACAGGCACCAACTTCTACATTTCATCTAATGGCTGAATTTCCCGACCTACTCATCAACCCGAACCCTAACGCTCCTACTCTGGACGCTTCGGGGAATCAAGTTCGTGGAATCAATATCTTTGAGACTACGGCAGAGCGTGATGCGCTAAACATTACGGTTCGTATCCCCGGTGCCTTGGCTGTCATTAAGGGCAGTGACGAGCTGTATCAGTATACGGCCTCTACTGTTGACGACACGGCTTGGCAAAACGCCTCTAACTGGTTGGGCGTTGGTTCTGCCGGCGGTTCTGGTGTACAGAACCTGAACAACCTAGACGGCAACCTTACTCTTGTCGGTGCCGGCGGTATTACGATTACTGACGATGGCAGCAGCACTATTACTGTTACTGGCGCCTCCGGCGGCGTTACAGACATTGACGGTGAGACCGGCTCTATTAATCTCACTGCCGGTGACGGCATTGAGGTTGATGTCGTTACTGGCACTGGAGAAATTCAGATTAGTTCCACTGGCGGAAGCACTGAGGGCATTGACCTTTCTTTTGTCGTTCGTGACACCGCATACGCGAGTGACCAAGACCACGAAGGAACCGTATTCACCTTTGGTCTTACTGGCTCATTAGCGGTTGGTGTTTATCAGTATAATGGCACTACATGGAGCGCAGCTAGTAATGCGGCACCTTCCTCCGCTAAGGGGCTATTGGGAATTGGACTGGGTAGCGCGGGCCTCTTACAGAGCGGGATATTTTGTTTGACTGTCGCCGCTCCTTTTACTGCTGGCGATGTGCTGTATCTCGGTGCCGGTGGCAGTATTATTAATGACATCAGCGGCCTCACCCAAGGTGAAGTCGTGCGTGTTATTGGCACCTACCTAGGGCAGGATGGCAGTGTATACAAGACTTATTTTAATCCGAGTCCAGACTGGATTGAGATTGCGTAATGCCGGGGCTCAAGAAGTTTTCTAATGTAGATGTCACTGACATTGAAGGTGTGTCTTCGGTATCGAGTATCGCGGGGATTAGTGGTGTTCAACTTTTAGGTTCACCATTAATT